AAACATGATCGAGAATGTAACGTCTGGTCTTGCGATTGGGACGTTCGAGCAATACCGTGAACACGTCGGAAGACTGAGTGAGCAGTCTGAAATCCTCGACCTGATGGACGAGGCCGAAGCCAACGTGAGAAAGCGATAGGAACCAAATGCCGCACATGATGATGAGCCACGACGAAGACCCCAAGAACAAACTCCTTGATGAGCTGGGTGATCTTTCCGAGATCGAGCTGTTCCACAACCAAGTCCTTCTGGCGGTCTACATCCGCCCGCAGAAGACGAGATCGGGTCTCTACCTGACGGACAAACACACCGACGAGGACCGCTTCCAGTCGAAGGTCGGCCTGCTCGTGAAAAGCGGCCCGCAGGCCTTTGAGCAGGACGGCAACTGGTTCTCCGGCGTCGACTTCAAAGACCATGACTGGCTGGTTTTCCGCCCGTCCGACGGCTGGTCCATCACCGTGAACGGCGTCTTGTGCCGCATCTTCGACGACATCAACATCAGGGGCCGCGTTCCGCACCCCGACGCAGTCTGGTAAGGAGACAATACATGTCCGACATTGAAGACCAAGACGATCTGGAAATCACGGTAGAAACCGAAGAGCACCCCGAAGAGGTGTCCGATGAGGTCAAAATCGTAAAGCCCGAGGACGGCATTGCCGATCTTCAGCGCCAACTCGAGGCCGAACGGTCGCGCCGTGAGGCGGCAGAGCGCATGGCCCGCGATGCCGAAGAGCGTGAGCGGTCGGCGCGCATCGACAAGGACGAGAGCGAAATCCATCTGGTGACCAACGCGATCCAGACGCTCAACCGCGACAAGGAAATCTTGAGGGCCAACTACGCTCAGGCTCTCCGTGCCGGTGAGTTCGAGCGGGCCGCCAGCATCAACGACGAGATCAACGAGGCCGCAACGCAGCTACAGCAGCTGACCAACGGCCTTGAGGCGATGAAGGCCAAGCCAAAGGTTCAGCCTCTGCCTCCGCAGTCGTCTGACCCCGTAGAGGCCTTCGCTGCTCGCCTGACACCCCGTTCGGCGGATTGGGTTCGCGCCCACCCCGAGTTCGTCAAGGACAGCCGCCTGAACCGCAAGATGATCGCGGCACACGAGCTGGCGGTCGCTGACGGCCACGCTCCTGACACCGATGGGTACTTCTCGGCAATCGAGCAGACCCTGAACGTCGGCAGAAGGGCTGCTTCAGCTGTTGACGAGGAAGCCTCTTCGTCTGCGGCCAAGGTCGTGTCTCGCCGCGATGCAGCACCCGCCGCTGCACCCGTCAGCCGTGGTGGATCGAACCGCACGAACGTCGTACGATTGACGGCTGCGGAACGCGAAATGGCCGACATGATGGGCATGAAGCACGATGATTATGCCAAGAACAAGATCGCACTCCAGAAGGAAGGTAAGCTGCAATGAGCGATAAATTTGAGCGTGTGCGCCCCGCGATGCGTCCCGAAGCATCCGTGGTTGAAGAAAGCCCCCGCGAAAGGGCTGCCCGTAAGGCCGCAGAGCATCGTGCCCACCGCGATGGCAGCTTGGACGACGGCACTGACGAGTTCTTCGTTGAGCCCGGCGTCATCCCTGACGGCTGGACCTACGAGTGGAAGACCAAGACTATCCTCGGGGCGGAAGACCCGGCGCACCAAGTCAAGCTGGCGCGTGATGGCTGGGAACCTGTGCCTGCCTCGCGTCATCCTGAGATGATGCCAGCTGGCTACAAGGAACTCGAGATCACCCGCAAGGGCATGGTTCTCATGGAGCGTCCCGCAGAGATCACGGAAGAGGTTCGCCAGCTCGAACTTCGCCGCGCTCGCCTGCAGGTCCGCGCCAAGGAAGAGCAGCTCTCGGCAAGCCCGGCTGGTCAGTTCGAACGCTCCAACAAGGGCAACGAAATGGCGAAGATCAAGAAGGGCTACGAGGCGATGCCCATCCCTGAAGCATGATCCGCGCCGTCACGATCTACAACAAGATCGACAGGCTGAGAAAAGCGATACGGCGGGAGGGAACTCCCGCCGTTCAAGACGCTTGGGACAGTCTTGAGCCGTACGTTTCAACATTTATGAACGGGGCAGCCGACGATGCGCCTCGCAAAAAGGACGATTAGAGGCAGGTTTTTTCTTGCCTTTGACAATCAAGGCGTGACGTGACACTATACGGCCACTCTCCCCCCGGTGCGGGAGATTGAAACCCCCGGTTCTACACTCGCCCCGGTGCGCGATGATGGACCTCCTGCAAAGGAGATACCCGTTATGGCGAACACCTCCGCGCCTTTCGGTTTCCGGCAGTATAGCGGCAATGGCTCAGCTCCGACCTACGAGCAAGTCGCTGTCCGTATTGCCTATAATGCCTCCGCCATTTTCTATGGCGACCCCGTCCTTCCCGATGCCAACGGCTATGTCGTTGTCGGTGCTCCCGGCACGACCCAGATCGCTGGCGTCTTCCAAGGCTGCAAGTACCTCTCGGTTGCGCAGAAGCGCACCGTTTGGTCGAACTACTGGCCCGGCTCGGATGTTGCCTCCTCGCAGACTGTCGAGGGCTACATCATCAACGACCCGAACGCCAAGTTCATCGCCCAGACCGGCGCAACCGGCGCAACCGCTGCTGACATCAATGCGAACGTAAACTTCGCCATTGGTACCGGCAACACCACCAGCGGTATCTCCGGCGCATCTGTCGACATGTCGACGGTTCAAACCACGAACACGCTGCCCTTCCGCATCGTGGGCTTGGACATTGATCCGCCCGGCGCACCCGGCACCGAGGCAGGGGCTTATAACCTTGTCATCGTGGCCTTCAACAACGTCAGCACCAAACAGCTGACCGGCATCTGAGGAGCATGAAACATGGCTGTTAATCTTTCTGCCATTAAAGACCTTCTGCTCCCCGGCCTCCGTGGCGTTGAAGGCAAGTACGAGATGATCCCGTCTCAGTACGACAAAATCTTCACGAAGCACAATTCCAAGATGGCTCTCGAGCGTACTGCCGAGATGCGCTACCTTGGCTTTGCGCAGTTGAAGACTGAAGGTGGCCAAACCGCGTTTGACAACAACGCTGGTGAGCGCTTCATCTACAACCAAGAGCACGTTGAAATCGGCTTGGGCTACGCGATCACCCGCAAGGCTGTCGACGACAACCTGTACAAAACCCAGTTCGCACCGTCGAACCTCGGTCTGATCGAGAGCTTCCAGCAGACCAAGGAAATCTACGGTGCAAACGTCCTGAACACCGCGACGACCTACAACGGTTCAATCGGTGGTGACGGCGTGGCTCTGATCTCCACCAGCCACCCCATCGACGGCGGCACTGTTGCAAACCGCCCGACCACGGACGTTGAACTGAACGAAGCGACCCTGCTGAACGGCATGATCTCGATCCGGTCTAACTTCCGCGATCAGGCAGGCCTGAAGGTGTTCGCTCGTGGCCGTAAGCTGATCGTTCCCCCGCAGCTGGAACCCGTCGCAATCCGCCTGACCAAGACGGAACTGCGTCCGGGCACCGCCGACAACGACGTCAACGCGATCATGTCGACCGCTGGCGGCTTGCCGGAAGGCTACATGGTCAACGACTTCTTGACCTCGACCGGTGCTTGGTTCCTGCTGACCAACATCGACGGCCTGTCGTACATGGAGCGCGTGAAGTTCGAAACAGACATGCAAGTCGATTTCGTAACAGATAACCTCCTCGTCAAAGGCTACGAGCGTTACTCGTTCGGCTACTACAACTGGCGTTCGATCTTCGGCTCGTTCCCGTCGTAAGGCAAAGAACTTGGGGGAGCCTTCGGGCTCCCCTTACTCCTAAACTGGGTTGAAACTTCGTCCTGACCGCGCCCAGCGGACTTTGCACAGACAGGGCGGATTGACGTGCAAAGGAGCCTATCATGGGCAAGACTACCTTCACCGGTCCTATCCGGGCTGGCAACATCCTCAACACCTCTGGCACCACCCTCGGCCAAGACGTCAAGAACGTCGGCTCTGTGGTCATGGCTCAGATTTTCCCGGTCACGCAGGCCGGTTCGGCGACCGCTCTTGGGACGGAAATTGTCCTCCCGGCCAACAGCCATGTCATCAACATCCAGATGCTGAACACCGTGGCGTGGTCTGGCGCTGCAACCACTCTCAGCATTGGAACCACGGCTACCGCCACCGAACTCTGCGCTTTGACGTCTCAGATCGTTGGTTTGGTGTCCATGGTTCCCGGCACGGACGCAACCCGCACCGCCAATTGGGATGACACCGGAACCACCGACAAGCGCATCTTCGTGAAGTCCGCAAACACCGGCGACGGCGTTGGGACTGTCACGGTTCGCTACGTTCAAGCCCACGAACTGCCG